GTTATTTACAGATTATCAAGAGCACCAGAACGTCGTATTTTCTATATTGATGTTGGCAATCTTCCAAAAGTAAAAGCAGAGCAATACCTCAAAGAGGTTATGTCTCGCTATAGAAACAAGTTAGCATATAACGCTCAAACCGGAGAAATCCGTGACGATCGTAAATTTATGTCTATGATGGAAGATTTCTGGTTACCTCGTCGTGAAGGCGGAAGAGGTACTGAGATTACAACTCTTCCTGGTGGACAGAATCTTGGTGAACTTTCTGATATCGAATACTTCCAAAAGAAACTTTACAGAGCACTTGGTGTTCCAGAATCAAGAATTGCTGCAGATGGTGGTTTTAATCTTGGTCGCTCCTCAGAAATTCTGCGCGATGAACTTAAGTTTTCTAAGTTTGTTGGTCGCTTAAGAAAGCGTTTTTCTCAAATGTTTAATGATATGTTGAGAACTCAATTGATTCTCAAAAATATCATTACTCCCGATGACTGGGAATATATGAAAGATCATATTCAATATGATTTTATTTACGACAATCAATTTGCAGAACTTAAAGAAAAAGAAATGGTTGAAGGAAGACTTGCTCTTCTCGCACAAATTGAACCATTCATTGGAAAATATTACTCTACAGAATATGTAAGAAAGAGAGTTTTGAGACAGACTGATAGTGAAATTGTAGAGATTGACGAACAAATTGAAGATGAAATTGCAAAAGGAATAATTCCAGATCCATCTACCATTGATCCAGTAACAGGACAACCACTTCCACAACCTGTTGGTGAAGGATCTGGAATGGAAGGAATGGGTGCAGACCCCACAGGAATGGGTCAAGTTCCTATGGAACCAGATTTAGAAGCACAAGCTCAAGCAGTTGATGCAGAGTATCAAAAGGATACTAGAAAGGCTGAGTTATAAATAAATTATATTACATATTGATATTTTAATGGAAGACGTTATCGATTTGATCGCAACAGGCGGATCTCAATCCGATGTTAGTGACAAAATGAAAGAAATTCTGTATGCAAAAGCAGCAGAACGTATTGATATCGCTAGACCATACGTTGCAAATGCAATGTTCGGTCAAGAACTTGAAATTCCTGAAGTAGAGGATCAAACTGAAGTTGATGATGAATCTACTGAGGAAGAACCAACTGCAGAACTTGAAACTGAAACAGAAACCGAAACCGATACAGAAGAGGAATCCCAGTAATGGCACTTGCATCAGCGTCAGTAAATACATCTGCTTATACATTGATTGGTAATAATGTAACTACAATTACGTTTCAATGTCAAAGCAATAACCCTATTGTTATTAATTTTACCGCAGCAAATTCTGCACCTTCAGCAGACTCTCCTGGTCTTGTGTATAAAACATTTGAAGGAGAAATGAAAAAGACTGTAACTGACCTAACTCATGTAGGTAGTGCATCATATGTTTGGGCAAAAGCATTAACCGGACAAAGCGCCAAGGTAATTTATGAGGGTGCCTGATAATGGCTGGGAAAAATCCGTTTTTAGGTCTAGGTTTAAATAGTTTCTCCAGCTCATTTTCTCGTCCAGGATACGGAGGCGGCGGAGGTGGCGGTGGAGATGGTTCCACTATCTTTGATCTTACCGGTGGGTCATTACCCGATGGTATGTATCAATACACTGGATCCAACGCTCAACCAACTCTTACATGGGGTAGTGAAGGTGCTATATTCACGGGTGATGCTGGAAGTGGACAATATCCACTAAGACTCCCTACAGAATTTACAGGAGATTATCTGTTTCAACTGTCAACTAGAATTGATGAAGATCCAGGGGGCGCTAATTGGTGTTCTGATGCCAGTATCGCAGTATTTAATACTAGTTACACTTCCGGATCTAGTTGGGGTTGGAAATGGAGTACTCAAACGGGCAGAATCTCTGCACAAAATAATTGTCCGAAACCAAATATTTACGGTTACAATGCTTCAGTGCAGATGTCTTCACCGAATGGTGGTCAAGTTTTGAGGACTCCTTATGTTAATGATGGTGATTGGGTCACAATGCATTTATATCATGAACCTAGTCTAAACCGCACTCGCTACAAGGTAACTGTTGGTGAAAGAGACTGGGAAGCTGCAGGAACACAATTAGGTACTGCACCTAATGGTGGATTCCTAACAGTCGCTAATAGTTTTCAAGGTACTTATTGGGTTGGTATCAGTGGTGATGATGACACTAATGCGATGGTTGCAAACGGTTTTAGATACATAGCACTATAAATATTATATAAAGAGTAATTTTTTACAATGAAACTCATCACAGAAGAAGTCACTAATGTAAAGATTCTCACTGAAGGCAAAGGTGCCAACAAGAAGTTATACATTGAAGGTGTATTTCTTCAGGGTGAGATAAAGAACCGTAATGGTAGAATGTATCCCCTTTCTACCCTTTCTAAAGAAGTAAACCGTTATTGCGAAACTTTCGTCAATAAGGGTCGTGCTCTTGGCGAACTCGGTCATCCCGATGGTCCTACTGTCAATCTTGATCGCGTATCTCACAAGATTACTTCTCTGGTTCAAGAAGGTAATAATTTTAGAGGAAAGGCACAAATCCTTTCAACCCCTATGGGTAAAATCGCATCTTCGCTTTTAGATGAAGGTGTTATGCTTGGCGTTTCTTCCCGTGGCGTTGGTTCACTCCAAACCACAAGTGAAGGATGTAAGGTTGTTGGTGAAGATTTTCAGTTAGCAACTGCTGCTGATATCGTCGCCGATCCTTCCGCTCCTGATGCTTTTGTTAATGGAATTATGGAAGGAAGAGAGTGGGTTTGGGAAGGAGGAATCCTTCGCGAACAACTTGCAGAACAGACCAAGAAGAGAATTAATACTCTCGTTGATCAAAAATCACTCGAAGAGAAAAAATTGGAATTGTTTAACAATTTCTTATCAAATCTTTGAGTCTATAAATAAATACATGTAATTAATACACATTAATCACATATTTCAAATGTCCGCTGGTAACAATTTACAAGAAATGGAAAACGTAGTAACCAAAGGGGCTGCACCTGCTGAGTCAATGCCTTCGGCTGGAATTCCAGTTGAAGATCTCGGCGGTCCTACTCCTGAGAATTCAAGACCCGATGATGACTCCAACAAGCTGAAGGAGCCAGGCGCTACCCTCAAGCAAGTTAAGGATGTCGTTAACGCTAAAGCTGCTCCTGCTGAAGAAGTAGAAGCAGACGAAACACAGGAAGTAGTTTCCGAAGCAGAAACAACCGAAGAAGAGGTTGTATCCGAAGAGGAAGTAGCAGCTGAAGAAGTTGTTGCCGAGGCGGAAGAAACTGAAGAAGAACTCGTAGAAGAGGAAGGTATCGACATCGAAGCAGATGTTCAGGCACTGCTTGAAGGTGAAGAACTTTCTGAAGAATTTGAAGCAAAAGCACGCACCATTTTTGAAGCTGCAGTTAAAACTAAAGTTTCTGAAATGCAAGCATCTTTACAAGAGGCATATGAAAATACTCTTGTCGAAGAAGTTGCTTCAATCAGAGAAGAACTCTCTGGACGAGTTGATTCTTATCTTGAGTACGTTGCTGATGAGTGGTTCCAAGAGAATGCACTCGCAGTTGAAGCTGGACTCAAGAGCGAAATCACCGAATCATTCCTCGATGGAATGAAGAGTCTTTTTGAAGATCATTATGTAACTATCCCTGAAGAAAAATATGATGTACTTGAGAGCATGGTAGATAAACTTGATGAAATGGAAGGTAAACTCAACGAGCAGATCGAACGTAATGTCGCTCTGAATCGTAGATTAGCCGAGTCCACTGCAGACGTTGTTTTTGCAGAGGTCGCTGAGGGTCTTGCAGACACTCAAAAGGATAAGCTCGCTACTCTTGCTGAAAATGTTGAGTTTGAAAGTGATTCAGACTATCGTGAGAAGCTTGTAACTCTGAAGAAGTCTTACTTCCCAGAGTCTGCCAGCACTCCAAGCACCTCCGAGAATCTTTCAGAAGAGGTTTCTACCGATGAGGTTATCTCTGAAGAGGTATCCCCAATGATGCAAGCCTATCTGCAGACTCTCTCCAGAGCTGCTAAAAAGTGATTTTTAAATTATACGTTCAAACTAACAAACTAAGAGGTTTAATTTCAAATGCAAATGCCTAATACCGAGGCTCTGCAGGAGAAGTGGGCACCCGTTCTCGACTATGAGGGAATGGATCCTATTAAGGATTCCCATCGTAGAGCGGTTACCGCAGTCCTGTTGGAGAACCAAGAAGCAACCCTTCGCGAAGAGAGAGATTTCCTCGCAGAAGCACCTACCAACGCTGTTGGTGCAGCTGGATATACTTCCGGCGGTGGTCAAACCGTTGCTGGTTTTGACCCAGTTCTGATCTCCCTGATCAGACGTGCAATGCCTAACCTGGTCGCATATGACCTCGCTGGCGTTCAACCAATGTCCGGTCCTACTGGACTTATCTTCGCAATGCGTTCTCGCTACTCTACTCAGGGTGGTACCGAGGCACTGTTCGGCGAAGCAGATACTGGATTTGCTGGTCACTCTGCAACTGGCAGCGGTGCTAGCACCGATCCTAACGTTGGTATGGGTGCTACAACCCAGTCAGGATCCAACCCAGGTCTTCTCAACCCAGAAAGCGGTCAAACCGCTACTACCTACAATGTAGGTCAGGGTATGGGCAAGGAAACCGCTGAAGATCTCGGCGATGGCGCTGGTGCGTTCAACGAGATGGCATTCTCGATCGAGAAGGTCACCGTAACTGCTAAGAGCCGTGCTCTGAAGGCAGAATACTCCCTGGAACTCGCACAGGACCTCAAGGCAATCCACGGTCTGAATGCTGAAGCAGAACTTGCTAACATTCTTTCCACCGAAATCCTTGCAGAAATCAACCGCGAAGTCATCAGAACCATCTATAACGTTGCTGAGTCTGGCGCTCAAGCAAACGTTGCTAACGGCGGTACTTTCGACCTCGACGTTGACTCTAACGGTCGCTGGAGTGTTGAGAAGTTCAAGGGTCTGATCTTCCAGATCGAAAGAGATGCTAACGCGATTGCACAGCGCACTCGTAGAGGCAAGGGCAACATGATCCTCTGCTCCGCAGACGTTGCTTCCGCTCTGACCATGGCAGGCGTTCTCGATTACACCCCTGCGCTCAACGCTAACCTGAACGTTGATGACACTGGTAACACCTTCGCTGGTGTTCTTGCTGGTAAGTATCGTGTATACATCGATCCTTATGCTGCAAACAGTGCAGACGCTCAGTACTACGTTGCTGGTTATAAGGGTGCTTCCCCTTATGACGCAGGTCTGTTCTACTGCCCATATGTCCCCCTCCAGATGGTTCGTGCCGTCGGTCAGGACACCTTCCAGCCTAAGATTGGCTTCAAGACCCGTTATGGTATTGTTGCTAACCCATTCGCAGAAGGCACCAATGTTGGCGCAGGCGCTCTCACCAAGAACGCTAACCGCTACTACAGACGTGTCCGTGTTAACAACCTCATGTGATCCATCGGATTCACACGGTTTTTCTCAGAGGGTCTTCGGACCCTCTTTTTTTGTCTAAATATTTAAAAAACAAATTATGGCGTATCAGTACATTTCTAGACCAAATCTTTTGGAACCGACTAGAACCATGTATTATGCTGGCGGAAATCGGTGGACGGAAGTTTTTGAAGATAGACATCGCTTCGGTTCTAAAGCAGAAGCAACCGCACACATCCACAATCCAGATGGTACAAATGGTGGATGGTCTCGTTGCATCATAGTACAAGGGTAATTTATGGCAACCTGCAGTTGGGCTAATCAAATTAGCAACAGAAATTTTCTGTCAGGTATCGGTTTTAAATTTAATCTTGGAAAATATCCCAAGGTTGATTTTTATTGCAATACTGCTAGAATTCCAGAACTGTCACTTTCAACTCAAGTACAATCAACTTATTTGAAAGATATTGACATCCCTGGAGAGAAAATTTCTTATGGAGATCTAACTCTCCAGTTCTTAGTTGATGAGAACATGGAAAATTACAAAATCATTTATGATTGGATCACTGGTCTAGGATTTCCAGAAACAACTCAACAATTTAGAAAGAAAACTAAAGATAAGGATGGTATAAGAGATTTAGCGGAGCAGTTTGCCGATGGAACACTTCGTATTTTAAATAGCAATTTTAATGAAGTTGCTAAGGTTAAATTTTTAGATATGTTTCCAGTTTCATTGAGTTCACTTGACTTCGATGCAACACAAACAGATGTGAACTACTTTACAGCACAGGCAACATTCAAGTATACTGTATATCAACTGACTTCCTCTGTTTAATGGATCTTGACAAAATTCAGGAGATGTGGCAGAAAGATGCTGTCATAGATCCTGATAACCTACATGATGAATCTTTGAAGATTCCACAACTTCATTCAAAGTATTATACTCTCTATAATACAATTACATTGTTGCGAGAACGAGCAAGAGAACAATATAACAAAGTAAAACTTGAACGTCATAATTTTTACACAGGTAAAGCAGACCCTGCTGTGTATGAAGAAGAACCTTTTCCATATAAAGTTCGTGAGAAAGATGCTATTCAACGATATCTAGATGCAGACGAACGATTAAATAAGGTAGATATGAAGATTCGCTACTACGATGCAACTCTCAAGTTTTTAGAAGAAATTATCAAAACAGTAGCAAACAGGACCTATCAGATCAAAAATGCTATTGAGTGGCAAAAGTTCCAAGCAGGATTCTAATGGATAACGATAACGAAAAAGATTATGATTATGAAGTACGTTTAAAAATAGAGGATGTTCGTCTCTTACATTATTGTGTGATGGAAACGATAAGAACTTGGCCTGGTGCTCCTAGAAGACCTGTCGAAGAACAAGAACACCTTATATATCTAAGAGACTCTTTACAGAGAATGAAATTCGATTACAACTTTAGAGAATTATGAGTGATTACGATTACGAGAGCGATTATAATGAAATGGAAGATGTTCCATTCGTTCAGATGGAATTAGATATTCGAGACTGTCACCAGGTCTATAAGGCATTACAGTGCCACGTAGAGCACGGTGATTTTAGTGATAAGTATGATAAGGCAAGAACTGAACAAATGAAAGATTTCTTTTACCGTATGATCTTGGAATACAAGTATCAAGTAGGCGAATAAATACCCATAGGTGAACCTTATGGGTTATGTCTCATTTGATTATATCGAAGAAGAACGAAGTTTTTCTTCAAATTAAAGCGGAACCACACGTATTTTACGAACTAGCAGATCAATTTACGTTTGATGTTCCAGGTGCTAAATTTATGCCTCAGTATCGCAACAAATACTGGGATGGAAAAATACGCCTATTTAACACCCAGAATGGAGAGATATATGTTGGGTTGTTAGATAAGGTTATACAGTTCTGTAAAGACCACGAATACTCCTACGAGTTCATAGAGAACAAGTTCTATGGTCTTCCTTTTGAGGTCAATGATATGATCTCAAAGGAAGGTGTGAAGGATTATATGACATCCGTTAGTAAGTACGCTCCTAGAGAGTATCAAATCGAAGGGGTATACGACGCCTTAAAGCATAATAGAAGGTTGTTGATATCCCCAACTGCTTCTGGAAAGTCTCTGATGATATATTCTCTTGTGAGATATCACGTTGAGCGCGGGCAAAATACTCTGATAGTTGTTCCGACGACTTCGTTAGTAGAACAGATGTATAAAGATTTTGCAGATTATGGTTGGGACGTAGGTTCATACTGCCACAAGATATACGCTGGTAGAGAAAGGGAAACGGATTCCCAAGTTATTATCACTACCTGGCAGTCCATCTACAAACTCCCCCGAAAGTATTTTGCTAGATTTAACGTAGTTGTTGGGGACGAGGCTCACCAGTTTAAAAGCAAGTCATTAATATCTATAATGACAAAACTTGGAGATGCAAAAT